TGTAGTTACTAAAGAGGTTGCATTGCTAACTCAGAGATATGATCGCTATAATACTCGGCTTGCATAACTCTACCTCTACGATAGATTTCATATAACTCAGGGTCTTTCTGAACAACACGAATGATTTGCCTATACGAAGGACACCAGGAGTTCTCTTTCACAATCTTAACTAAACTGTGTCCGTTAGCCATCTCCTCTGCTATCTTTTCTAGCACCTCTTTAGTAACTACACTTTGCTTTGCCATATTGTTTCCAATAAAAAAGCTAGAGCAAGGGGCCTTACTCTAGCTGCATTTATCCTTAAGTTTAATTAAAGTTATTGCGATTTGACGTCATTGGCAACAAAAAAATAATAATTATTGTAAATAACTTGACATTTAATGTCATACTTCCCATATTACTATTGAGAGGGAATTAACTCTCTCAACAACAAAGGGGTCAAAAACATGAGTACAAGATCAACATTAACAATCAAAACAGACACAACAACAATTAACTTTTACAGACATATGGATGGTTATGTAGCAGGAGCGGGTAACACTATAGCACAATTACTAAACAAAGTTCTTGATGCTAAAAACGCTTGGCAACATCCTGGTGTTAAACTTGCAGAGGAAATTATGAAACAACAATACGAAGCAACTAAATATCGCTCTGCTTGGCCAATCTATGAATTAACAGACAATCCTAAACTACATAGCGATAGAGAATATCATTATGAAGTAGATTATTCTAACAATAGTTTTAGCATTTCTGTTTATGAATGGGTTTATAACAAACCAGGTGGAATAATTTTTCGTGGAAACTTGGAAGGTTATGAAAGATTTGTAGCAGAAGCAGTTGCTGAACAAGATTTACGCATCAAAGCATACGAAGAAAAAATAGCGCAAGAAAAACAACAAGCTATAAATGCTTTAAAAATTAACAAAGACAAACCAATTATCATAGAAAGGGTTAAATAATGAATAAGCATCAAGAAGCTGTCCGTAAGGCAGCAAACAAAAACCCTCTTAAAGCCTATTTCTTAGGAGGGTTTGAATTAGCAGATAAAGAAAAACAAGAAGAAACTGTAAAATGGTTAAACAAACATGTGCTTGTTGTTGATTTAACAGAAGAACAAAACAAGGAATAACTAACCCTTCTTCAAATGGTAATAGAGGCGGATGAGTGCTTGCTCATACCGCCTTTTTACTGTCCGAGCATCGCAATGATACACTTGTGCTAACTTCCTCCACTTAGGCCCACGCTCTCTAAACACCGCACTCATACCAACACGCCACAAGAGTTGATTGTCCTCTCTATCTATCTCTAACCCTACTTGCAAGGCAAAGTCTAACCGTGTTACTTGTTTAGTTGTTGGTGTTAGCCTAACCATACCCACATCATGGTAGTTATACATATCCCAATGGCTTTGCACCGTATCAGGCCAATAGTTTAACTTCTGCTTTCTAATCACACCAGGCAACAAGCGTAGTGTTTGTGCTGCTTCTTTAAACAAACTATCCAAATCCGTTACACTCCAGCTATCGCGTTGCATCTTCCATCCTCCGCAACCAGTTCTCTCTTTCCGTCAAGGTGAGTTGTGATAACGCTTTAAGTAAACTTACAAATCTATCTGTGGAGTATTTATGCCGTAAAGAATTGAGCATTTTATCATACCGGTACTGGAACGGATCACGCTGCCTTTTTTTTACAGCAGCATAATAAAACGGGTTGTTCATTTTGGCAGTTTTAGCAAGAACTTGCTTGGCTTTAGCAACATCAGCTTCAGACACTCTAGTTAACTCTAGAGTAGTCTCTTGTTTAAGTTTATTATTATTTAAGCTAGGTTGTTTGGATGTTACTTCGAGGGTATACTCTAGTGTATACTCTAGTGTTTTGCTTGCTTGCTTGTAGATTATATGCATCCGTTCTCTTTCTTGTCAATACCTTGTGTCAGCTACTGTCAGGGTTTTTTCGTTTCCAAGGATTAGGGCGTTGGTATTGCTTACGTTTTTTCTCCCAACAATCCATACATAATGCACGCCTTCCATCCTTTATCGCTACCGTAGCGCCACAGATGTTGCAGCTATCGTAAAATGTACCTACGCTGTCGTGGTGTTTTTTCATACGCCACACATCCCTTCATCGCAAATATCATTAAACATATCTATTTGGTCTTTATGTGGGTCTAATTCCGCTTCATCTAATGGCACACATTCTTTGTGTAAGTATGCTTCAAATTTATTGCTACGCATTTTATGACGAATATCTTTATCAAATTGCACACACTCATCCCAATCGTCTTTGTGATTATTTTTTATGTCCAACCAATTAACATTAGAATGAAACGGACAGTAAATACATGCTGATTTATCTGGTATTGGATAGTTGTTATTTTTTAACCAGGAGTAACAATCTCTGCGGTTAAATTGTTTATCTATTACCAAAGGATATTGATTATCAATCCACCAATCTCGGCTTCGTGTCATACGCACCATTTCATCTTTTGATATACCTATAAGCATTTGCACTTTTGTATCTTTAGGCACTCTTTGGTACTTTTTTAATCCTAATAATTTTCTTACTTTTCTTTGAATAGGTTGTATTTTATAATCATTAGTACATTGTCTACTGCCAAAACCATGCTCTCCAGTTTCTAAATTTTTAATATACACAGGAATCTTTACAAAATTTAATTGCAAAGAATCTTCTTTTAAATTTCCATGTTGTACTATGTGTAATGGATAAGACAATCGCCCTTGTAAATACTTTAACCATTCATAAACTTGTTTAGGTTCATTCCCTGTATCAGCAAATATAGCACAATCTACCATTGGTATTTCTCCATGCTCAATCATCAAAGCCAATGTGCTGCTCTGTACGCCTGCTCCTAATGATAATATACGCAAACTCATTTGCCCTCCATTCTACGTTTATAGCTATCCCACCATGCCGCCATGTTAGCCACTACAACAATCCAACTGCTGCTTGTTTTAGTTTTAGTAAAGTCTCGCATAATATCCTGGGGGTTTGCTCCGCTCTTAACTAATCTCCGGGCTTCGTTCAATGCCCCTTCAAGCGAATCTAATTCTTGCAACGCTTTTAGTTGTTGATTATTCATGGACACATCTTCTCTATAATCTGCATGCGAGGATTATCCTTTAACTCCACTAATGTATTGAGCCACAGCTTTACTTGTTGCAGGCTGTAACACGTTTCAATATGTTCTCCCGTCATAAGCAAACACCGCTTTATTGCTTTCTGATTCTCCGTCATGCGCCCCTTCTTGGCTTTGAGTTCTATAAATATCCCAGCTTTCTCTAACGGATGCAGCCAGCTTTCCTTCGGCACAAAGATCTCAATGTCTGGCCAACCGCTCGCCATACCCATAGCCTTTAACTTGCGCCTAAACGCAACATGCCTTACGCCCTCATTAGGCGAATGATGATAGATAGAGTTATCTGGCAGGGCTATTTCTAACCATTGAATGACATACTTCTGTAAATCATCCTCTAACATTTATTCTCTGTAAAAATCGTTAGGCATAACTGCACTTTGTGTGTAATTAATAATAGCATCCATATACTTTTCTGATGGAATCATACGTTGCTTGTGGCCTTTAGGTAAACACCAACGCCTAACAATCGTAGCATGTGCTGCACCTAATCGAGACGCAAGTTGCCCGTAACTTAATTTTTTATTTTGTCTGAATTGATTTAGTTTCATAAAAACACATTATGGCATTTGACATAACGCGTCAACCTATATGTTATAATTTATTTGCATGTCATTAAAAGATACTTATAAAACAATATGTTCCATATTGATCCTATTTAAACATTAATGTTGACAACATAGCATAATTAAAATACTGTTTTGTTTATTAAATTGATTGGGGGAATTATGACATTTATAAAATATCCAGAGTGGGCTGAACGCCATAACTTTTTTCACCACAGTAATCCATCTATGCCAGACGGCTATACTTTATGGAATAAATGTAAAGTAAGAGCAGATGTAAATGCAGCATGGAAGATTGTTAAGAAAGAAATTAAAGGCGATATACAAAAAGCTCAGCACATTATTGACATAAACAAAAATGAAAATCCAAACATGACGTCTGGTGTTGTAGTGCAGGAATACTGCGATGATATTTTATTGAATGAGATTGGCCCAGGAGATGCTTACCGTAATGCTGTAGTAAAGCTGCAACAGTTTGAACCTTTAGAATGGCATGATACTGAGAAAGAAGATGCTATTATAAAACATAGGACAGAACCTAAGTACGCTTTAAAGACATATAAAGGTGAGCCAGCCTATAGGAAAGATGCAGAAGGTGATTTCTGTGAATTAGAATTGGTATGCAAGCATGCGTTGGAAGGATTACAAGAAGCATCGGATGGCATCAACCAGTTAGAAGGAGAGATAAATCTATTTAAAGCGTTACCGGGAAGCGAACTACAATACAACGGCAGGCCAGATTACCATCAAAGAATAGAACTTAAAACTATGTGGGATCAAATGGCTTACAGCGATAGCCCTAAAGCTAACAGTTTACCCAAAGAACCACGCTTTAGTCATCTTACACAGATTGCAGGCTACTGGCATTTGTCTGGTCAACTACCCACAATAGTGTACGCCAACAGAAATACTTATACAGTTTTTAAACCGTCAGAAGATGAACTTCGTGTTGCTTTAGATTTTCTGATGGAAGCATGTTCCAGAAGGGAACGTCTGCTTAAAGTTGCAAGCAACACAGAAGAACTACTACGATTATGTGATCCGCAATGGGATCATATGTTCGCTTGGAAAGACCTTCATCCTGAAGTCTTGAGCGAAGCTAAAAAAATATGGAGATAATTATGCAAGCAGTTCCAAAAAGAACGGCTACTAAAAATTCAAAAGGGTCAAAACTTTTTATAAGATCAGTAGCCGCTCACATGACACATGCCAATAGACACGTTCAACCTTTTGTATGTGATTTTACTAAAAAAAACAAGAGTATATTTTTTAACATATTAGTGCCAGCAGTTGTGTTAGCAGGGTGTTGGTATCTAATAATAATAGCAATGAGTTTATTATGAGCAATGGACAACAACAATTAAACTTAGTAATGGAGCGCTTAGAGGAAGTTCGAGCGGCCTATTTAGAGCAAGCACGTTTTGCAGCAGACCAGTTGTATCATGGTGGTAAGAAAGAAATGACCATCAACGATATAAGAGATGTCTGTCCACCACCACCAAGCATAGATCCTAGAGCATTAGGCGCTGTGTTTAAAGGCAAAGAAGGCAAGTGGCGTGTCGTAGGCTATGAACGTAGCAAGCGAGCGCACATGAGACCAATAGCTGTATTTACGAAGGAAGAATAATGGAACAAACAATTAAACCACACAAAGAGATAATGGCTGAAGCGGATAGTATGACGGCTACGGCTGGTGTGAGACAGAAGGGTAATAAGATGTACCTAGAAGTTAAACACCGCGTTACTATACTGCGAAGGCATTACGCAATTGCGTTAGGTATAGACACAACACTATTAGAAGCTAATGATAAGTATGTCCGGGTGCAGGCAAAGATAGCTGATCCAGATGGTCGTGTTATTGCTAGTGGTATGGCTGAAGAAATCCGAGGTAAAGGTTTAGTCAATCAGACAAGCGCTTTAGAAAATGCAGAGACAAGTGCGATAGGTAGGGCTTTGGCTTCGTTAGGTTTGCATGGTGGTGAGTATGCTAGTGCTAATGAAATGGATGCTGTTGATCGTAAGACAGAAATCCAAAAGAATCATGAGAAAGCATACAAAGAAATACCAGCACAACCAACAAACAAACCGCCTAATAAAACACCATTTGTTGAATTTGAAGCTATGCCAGATGATCCTATACCAAATGGTAATGCAGCAGAGTTTCATCCTAGTTCTAATTGGGATGCTTGGATTGGTATAGCTAAAGCAGACATAGAAAAGTTTTCATCATCAGGAGATACGATGTCCTGGTTTGAAAAGAACAGAGAGTATTTAAGTGAATTACAAACCCACGATAAAGCAAAGCATATAGAACTTGCGGAACTTTGGAGTGAACAAAACGGAAGGTTAAACCCATGAGACCAGAATTTAGTAACAGTAAAATTAGGATGCTAGGCAATATGACTATGGATGACCATGTAGAAGCGGCAGCGTGGTTAAACATAGATGACGAAGAACTACGCCAGAAGCTAATAGATTATATAGAGAGAGAAAGAAAGAACATAAACGTACATCTATCCAGGCGTACTGGTGAAGGTTACGAGAAAGTTAAAGTGGCTACCTTTAATCTCTTTTTAAATAAACCTAGAGATGAACAACCACAACCAACAGAAGGAGTATCACATGGTGGGTTCCCTGAGTAGTGCTTTATTAGACAGCAAACAGGCTATTAAAGAATTGTTTAATGAAGAATATAACGACAAGACTCGGAAACGATTACGCAGGTTAATTAATGCCGGGCATATTAAAGTTATAAGAGTTGGAGATAGGGGAGATATATATGTTCCAGCAGGAGAAATCACAAAGTTTCACCAAGCTATTGATCTGGACAACAGCAACTGAAGTAAGCGTGTTAATAGATGATAGTTATTATAGGAGAGAGATAAGTAGGGAGGAACTTATAAGACTAGCCGAGCATTTTCTTAGCCGGGCATTAGAGAGGGCGCCAGAGTAGGCGCCCTGTGTGTTTAGATACCAGCTTGCGCCATGCTTTTTCTTACACGGTTGTTTCTATCTTCATCTTTAAACCAATGCACATATTGTTTTTTAGTAAATTCTACTGATTCATGGCCTAATAGTTGGCTAACAATATAATAATCACCTTCAAATTTATCGAACAATATAGAAGCAAAAAAGTGTCTAAGGTCATGCCAAGTAAAAGCATCAACACTACTTTTTTTAATAGCATTTTTTAATTTAGTACGAAATGTTTTGCCTGATATTGGCATATTGTTTCTATTACTAAATACAAAACTATTTTCTTTTGGCATGCCACGTTTTAATTTTTCTTCTTTTAAGGCTTTAGATAAATCTTCGCTCATAGGTATTTCACGAAAAGAACCTTTAGTTTTAGGTACACCAATTTCTTCACCATGTTTAGCAACCTTAACAGCTTTAGATATTTTTATTGTTCCTGCATTAAAGTCAACATCATTCCAAGTTAATGCTCTTTGTTCTCCTTGACGCATACCTGTAGCTATTGCTGTGTAATATAATAATTTAAAATCATCATCTATATTAGAACGTACGCTATGTATAATTTCTGGATTAAGACGTGTAGCCTTCATGTCCTCATTATAATCTTGTGGCTTTTCTATCTTTGCTGTTTCTAAAGGATTGCTTTTTATATAAGCGCACTCAACAAAGTATTTAAACATTTGTTTAAAATGCTGTAAATAGTTTTGCCTAGTCTTAACACTTGTCTTGCCACCTGCATGCCTATTAATAGACATAGGCCCATTAAAAATGTCTCTAGTAATTGTTTTGGGGGTTCTTAAAGGTGGGTAAATTAGTTCGCCTAAATCCCAATCTGCAAATTTAGTACCTGCAATTTGTGTTTCTAACAACAATGCAGCCGATGATAATTTATGTTTTCTTTCTGATTCACCAATAGCTTCTCTAGTAGTCTGTTCTTCTATCCATTGGTTTAATGCTTCTTGACCAGTTACTCTATGATTAAGAGGAACATAGTTTTGTGTTAAATGTTGATCCCATAATTTTTTTGCTTCAAGTTGAGCAACTTTTTTGTCTCTAAAAGATTTACGTTGCCCACCAATTTTTCTTAAATCAACTTTATAAAGATTAGATTTTTTGTCATGTATTATGTTTAACATTATTTTGACCCTCCTGTTATTGATTATTAAAATCATTTATACTATTAATATAATGACTTTTAATGTCAATTACAAGGGGTCGAATCAAAAAAACCGATTGACCTTTTGGCCACCTAGTTTTTCATTGGCCACATTTTGGCCACCTAGAAAATTTTACAAAATTAGTAAAAACAAAAAACCTAGGTATATCAAGGGATTAAATGGCTCCGCGGGTAAGATTCGAACTTACGACCGATCGGTTAACAGCCGATTAATGCCTTGCTCTGTAACCCTTGGAAATCCTCAAAAGTCAGAATATGCCTTGCTTACAGAGTAACATGTGTTCCCAATTATGTCCACACATTGCCGTATTTGTTGGCCACATTTTGGCCAGTAAAAAACCGATTGCCCATAAAAATTGGCCACTAAACTATTAAAGCAGTTGTCCAGTTCGCATAATCTTTTCTAATCTTAATGCTCTGGTTTTAACTTGTTTAGCCCATTGGCTATCCATCATTTCGTCTGCTGCTTCGCTCCATGATTTCGTATTTAATGCTGCTTGAAATTTCTTAAACTTATTGAAACGTGTTAGCCCAAGATTAAATAACATATTAGCAACACATATCTTTCTAGCTTCGTTTAAATGATTCCACCATTCAAATGCTTCCGCTTCTTTTAATACGCGTTGTATGTCATTCATTAACAAGTACCGGGCTTCATCTTCTGTAATACCAAACATACTTAATTCGCGACCTACGCCTATTGTTGGATATTTTTCTACCTTAGTTCCTTTTTTAATAGGCTCACCATTATGGTCATCATAAACCTTTAGGCGCAAACCTTCATCTGCTGTTAGCATGTCAGCTAGTTCTTCACGCATTAGGATGGCCTAGTTTTTTGTGCAGTTGTTTTACCAACTTATGTTTCTTTAACCTACGGTCTAGTTCAATGCCTATCTCTCTGCCTTTAGCTTCGAGTTCAAGTTTAGACATTTCGTTTAACTCATTTATTGTAGGTGTTTTAGTAAACCAACCATTCAACCATTCAAACATTGTTTCTCCTATTATTTTTTTTCTAACTTTTTATGTAACATTGCTTTTAATATTTGATTACTGCTTTGGTCTAGCTTGTTACTTTCTTTTATGTCCGTTTGCATAGTTCGTAATATCTTACGGTTCTCAGCTAGTTCATTGTGTACGCTATCTTGTATCTGGCGTATCTCTGCCAGGATATTATTAATTAAACTTTTAACAAGAAAGATAAAGATGTACCCAACAACCGCAGCCATGAATACGCCCATGCCTGCTTCGGCAATTTGACTTAAGTCCACGGTTCTTTAGATCCACCAAAGTAAGGGCGAGCGTGTCCTTCTAAAACCATTCTTTCGCATATATCTTCGCCATCAACTATAGGCACAGCAAGTATGCGACCAAACTTGCCTTTGCCATCCTTAGATGTTTTTATAATAAACCTTTTGGGAAGCAACTCTTTAAGACGTTCCTTACTCGCAAGGCCCAACGCTTTCTCCTCAAGGTTGCGCGTTCTGCTTTCCGGGGTATTGATTCCCAACAGGCGCACCCTTTCTTTTCGCAACCACACTTTAAAGCCAAGATCAACGCTAACATCTATAGTATCTCCATCAACAACTCTAATGAGTTCACATTTATATTCATAAGTCATTCGCATAGCCGATCATAAATTTCATTGTGTACTAACAAGTCATCAACTAAATCATCAGAGATAACTTCTATATCTGATTCAGTAGGATTAATAGGCGATGCTATTAAACAGTAACCTTTACTTCCGCTTGACATACTTAGACAACCGCTTACGTTTATTAGCAACGCTAGTAGCATTAATCTTTTTAGTAACTTCGTTTTTAAGATGTAAGTCATCTAATTGATCCTTCATAACGTCTGCTTGTACTGCTTTACGCATAAGCATAAAGCCAAACAACTTACTTGCTAGTTTGGCTATGCCACCTAATGCTGATAACCAGCCCATTACTGGTCGTCTTTATTACGATTTTTACCTATGTTGCCTGATAAAAGATTAAGTATTTTTAATACAAAATTTATAATTTTATCATCGCTAGTCGTAGGTGTTAATGCTGTTATTGCTGTGCAAGCTGTAACTATACCAGTTACGGCTGCTATCCAAGCAGGCCCAGAATTAAAAAATCCAACAATCATATCCATATTTTTTCTCCCGTTATTAAATTACAAGGCCATAAACAATGGCACCTAATCCAGCAATAATACTTCCGCTTGAAACTATTACGATCCATTCCAATCGTCTTAATTGAAACTTTACTTCCGCATGTGATTGTTCACACAAATATTCATGCGATTTAAAACGCGCAGTTAATTCTAATAGTTCTGCGCTAACTGTATTAATGCTTTTAGGTCGTGCCATTTTCTATTTCCCAGCTAGAGGGTTGTTAAGTGCTTTTTCAAGCATATCGCGAAGCCTATCCTCTAGTTCTTTCAGCTTCACATCTAGTGCTTCAGCTCTACGCTGTGCATCAGATTCTATAGCAGTTCGTTTTCCGTCAAAGCGATCTTCCGCATGTTGTATTAATGTGCGAATATCATTCTCACTTGTCCGTATGGAACTGCGAATTTCTTGCTCGGTTGTTCTAGTTCTTTTGTCAACCGCAGCAATCTGGTCTAAAACTGTGTGTATGTCTGCACGCAAATCATTGCGTATTGTTCTGGCATCATCTTGTGCCGCTGTAACTAATTGTTTTAATGCGTCTACTTCTATAGTAATAGTCTCAAGTATAGTGTGAACTTCTGATGATAATGCTTCTATTTTTGTGTTGGCGTTTTCTTCTAAACTAGCAATACGCTCATCAGTAACAGCTACACGTTCTTGGAACCCAGATAAATCTGGAGCCACAAACTCACTAATCTGTGTTTCCATAGCTTGCCACCGGGCATAACCTTCAAAGCCTGCCCAGATAGCACCGCCTAAAGTAGACAAGGCTGTGAGCAATGCGATTATCTTAGTAGACGATTTAAACTTTACGCCACCAAATTCTATTTCCGATTTACTCATACTGCATATCAATCATCTTATTAAAAGTTAAACTGTCTCGCACACCAAAGTAGTTGCCTAACGGGTCTTGCAATATAACGTCTGCATATATTTCTTCGCTTTCGTACCAAGTAGGTTGTGTTTGTACGGGCGCACTATATGTTTTAATGTTAGGGCCTAGTGCATTAACCAGGGCAAGTGTTGTCATTTGCGCTACACTACTATAGGGGTCAACAAGATTGTTTAGTATTTCTTTAGCTTTGGCTTGCTTTTGCTCTTGCTTACTTTGCTTTTCTTGTTTGACGTTTTTTTGTACGGGTTCTTTTTCTTTGACATCATTTTGTGCTACCTCCTTTTTTTCTTCTTTAGTTTCTTCAACTTGTTTTTCTTCTTTTACTTCTTCAGCTACTTGCTTTTCTTCACCTTCTTCTTGCTGTGGTTCTTCAACAACTTCTTGTTTTTCTTCTACTGGTTCTGGCTCTGGCTCTGATTTTTCTACAACAACTTCTTTTACAGGCTCATTTTCTGTAGTTTCTTCTGTAGGCGCTTCTGCTTGCGTCTCATTAGCAGTAGGTTCTTCCGTAGGTGTTTCTATCTCAACTATTGGTTCTGTTAATTCTGGTTGAGATATGGAATCAATTTGTTCTATTTCGGCTACCACAGTTTCAATTTCAGCCATGACTTCTATTTCTTCAGGCATTTCTACAATCGAAACGTCTGGCTCAAATCCTAAATCTTCAAATACAGGTTCATCCATAACAGCAACATCAACATTAACATTTGGCATTTCAATTTCTATAGGAATGTCCTGGACAATTTCTTCTTCGTACACAGGTTCTTCATATATAGGTGTTAAAGTTGTAATAGTATTTTCAAGTTCTTGCTGTTGAACAACTTGCATCCATGTATCGACAACAGTTGTTATATGATTGTAGGCTACGTTATATTGAAACTCATCCCAATAGTATTCACCATACCCACCAATCTCTATATAAACTTTATCCAACTGGTTAGCAAAATCATGGCTGCCTGTTACGGTGTTTACCCAATTAGTATTGTTGTTATAGTTATAAGGGTTTTGCGTAAAGGTTGTTTTGTCTATAGTTACTAACCCTGTTTCCCATTGCAACACATTATCGTTATAGCCTTTAGTTTGCACATACGCTGTTTGCCCGGAGTTCTGATACATGCTATCTGGAAACGCAAACAAAAACTCATAATTAACTTCGCCACCTTCATTTATGTCAAAGCTATTTAAATCAACGTATTGGCGCCAGGTTGTTAAGCTATTAGTTCTTGCATGGCCACAGCCGCTTGTTCGACCATCGGTACCTGTTGCCGGGAAACCTGATGCTGCATCGGTACAACTACTGTGAGAATATATACTGCCAGCACCACCCCAATCTATATTAGCATTACCATCTTTAGATGTAGCCACAACACCATTATCGCTGTCTAATACATCGCCTGTTGTTTTATGTTCTATAGTAACTGTTGTTTCTGTAACAGTTTCAACATTACCTTGTTGTTCTATTTCAGTTGTTGTTGTAGAACCTTCTTCTAGTAATTGTGCGTTAGAGGAATAACAATAAAAGAAGAACGCTAAAAATACCGAAAGCCGCTTCATCATTATTAAATCCTTCTTCTTTTAATTCATTATCTTTTAGCCATTGCACATAATCAGGTCGTTTCTCTGGATTTTCTGCCCATGCTTTTGCAGCTTCTACTCCTATAGAACCATAATATGGGCATGGCGTACCGGCCATTTCCATTGCTTGAAATATCCTTGCGTCTTGGCAAAGCATTGCAACAGCACCAACTTTCATACCCATACGAAACAATGCGCGACTTAACTTAAGGCGTTCACAATTTAAATCTCTAATTGTTGTACCGCCTGCAATACCTAGTATCTGCGATTGTATGGCTGCGCTTGCAGCTGTTGAGCAAACATCCTGGTTGTTAATAACAACACTTGGAGCCGAGGCCGTAGAAGGGGTGCGGTCTACAGTCGTAGTACCAGACACCGTGCTTGATGTACTCGTTACAGTATTACTTTGCGCCCAGGCATTGACGCATAAAAAAACCGCCATGACAGCGGTTAACAAAAAGTATGATAGTTGTTTCATCGTCTATACTGCTTTACATCCTTATCATCTGTCCAACGATTTACTCTAGCCACAACATCTATTGTGCCATCTTCTTTATAGGTATTAGTATGCAATACAATAAAAGCATCCATATCACTAACAGCATCAATAGCATCGCATATCGCTTTATGATCCGTTCTAATTGATGCCATATAAGAAATTACATCTGAATGGATTGCCGTATCAGCAGTAACTTTACGTTGTATTAACCAGTCAAAATCTTTAAGCAATCCATTAGCTTGTGTAGTTGCTTTTTCTTTTGCTACAGTTTTTAATCCGTAATTTATTTTTTTAGTAGTACCATCATCTTCATATAATTGTTTACCATCTTCATCTTTAGCATCTTCATCTTCTAATTTTCTGTCAGCTGCTTTTTCTCCAATAGTTCTTACAACACTATTTTTATCACCTGCTATAGCAAATGCTTCATTCTTTTCTATGTAATAAGCACTATTAAGAGATGTGCCACTTGTTGTTACTGGTACTATACCTACTGCTTTTAACTCGGCTGTTGTCCATGCCTGAAAAATTTGGCGAGGATGTTTTACTCCGTTAATCGTCAAAGATTTGGGAGATGATAAAATTTGCTCTATAGTATCTCCTGCATCATTTAGTTTAGCCCACATTGTTTTTCTCCTATCTTGCTGTTGCGTATTTAAATGGATTTTCTGCCCAAGCCATATATATATATTTTACACCATTTGAACCTAAATCTCCATCTCCATCTCGTACTTTAAAACCATTACTAAGCATATCTATATTATAATTACTTAACTCTGCATTATTTGAATTTGGTTGAAGAACAGTATCAGCAAGATTAAAAGGAGAAGTTGCATTATCATGTATATTATACCCATCTCCATATCTAGTGCCTTTGGTAATTATTATTGCAGGTCTAAATCCAAGGTAGACGAAGGCATTATCTGTACTTGAACCATTTGCAACGTAACTTCCAAATTTAGAAAATCCTTCAATACCTCTCCATAACCATGCTATGTGTGTATAACCATTTACATTTAGTGTACCTGTGTTATTTGATGTAAAGGTAGAAGATGTTCCCAATACAGACATATCACCATTACCTGATTTACTTCCTTCTCCACTTGTACCCCAACCAGTTCCACTACCACCACTCATAGATTGTTGATTACTCATTATATAATTTCCATCTGTTAAACCTTGATGTCTTACAGCAAAACCTGTAGCATTATTTCTTGAGCCTTGTACAATAAACTCTGGAATAGCACCTAATGAATGAGATATATTAGCTACTCCTGAACCAGTTAAAGTTCCATTATAAGCTACAACATCAAATCCATAGTCTGCACCTTCTTTCCAGTTCCAAGCTACATAAGTATTACTACTTGTATTATAACCAGCAACAGTAGAACCACCTAAACTAAAACCATCACTATCAAAAGCTGATAATCCTGATTCTGTAGATTCTGCATCATCACTACCTGAATTTAACATTTTAGTTACACCTCTAGTAGAATCAAATAGTTTATGTCCTTGAGTACTATTTCTATTTTTAATCCAGGTAAAATCAGGTTGAAATCCTACTCCTGTTACACTTTGAGATGAACCATTACCTGTATATAATACAGAATTAAAAACTTTCTGTGGATAACTGTCATCAGTTTCTGCAGGATCAACTTCCTCTGCAGTTGGTAAATTAGCAGCACATAAAGCTACATAACCAGAAGGCACAGCTAAAGAAAAATTACCATATCCATTACCATCTG